ACTATCACAAAATTTGTGGTAGTTTTTTTATTTTTTTCAAAAAACCGGAAACTCAGCTTCCGGTTTTGAGATTGAATTAGCATGATTTTACTACATAAAAATTCCAGAAATCTGTTGCCAAGGGCGTTTTAAGGCGGAAGTTTGGACTACCTATTTTTGATAGAAGAAAAACTATATACTGAGAGAGTAAAGATTAATCCTACAAGTTATCGTCTCCTTAAAAATACTTTGTAATGGGGAAAGCTCCTACATTATTGGCTTTAACTGTATTTTTAGGGAAAACAGCTCAACTTATAAAGCCAGTTGACCATGATTAAGCAGAGGAATTGCTGATGTGGTCAAATACACAACTGAATATTGGTTTGTCATACTCTTTTTCTTTGCTTGCCAAAGAAACGGAGTCAAAACATGCCAATCAATGTCAACTTTTTCAACTACTGTCAAACTCAATCTTCATCAACTGGTGTAGAACTATTAGAGGGTGAAGTACTAGCACCGATGTTTGTGCAAAACTACTATATGTCATCTAGTGAATCAGGTCTAATCCGTGGGACATTTCGACAATGCCGTATCATGGGTATTCCAATTCTAACAGCTTTTGTCCCTGTTGCAGATGAGGAGTATGAACAAATGGTTAAGTGGTATAATAGTTCAGTCAATGATTATCTTAAGGATTTTCGTAAACCTAAGAAGAATGCTCCAGAAATCTCATCATGGGAAGCTTTCACTGAAAAGCAAGATTTAGCAATTGCTGATGAAGGTATTGAACTATATCTAGTAATGGATCAACTGGACTTCTTGAAAGCTAAACTCGCAGCAACCAATTTCCAAGCACCAGAAATTTTAGATATGCTTTTTGAAGGTTATGAGAATAAAGAAATCTTCGAGTACCTAGGTGTTAAGAAATCTGCAGGCTATAAGAAAGTCAATAATGCCCAGAAAGAAGGGCTGAAACTTTACAAAGAACTCAACAAATAAAACCAAATAGCCATCTCAATTGAGGTGGCGATTTTTTGTCAGTCTTTTTGATAGAAGAAACACTCGTATCCATCAGCTCTGAGGTTAATATCAGGCATCCAGTATGGTGCTTTTCCCATCAAAGTTGCGATTTGCTCAAGATTTTGGCTCTGGTCACACTCAATGATGATTTCATCATGCACATGTCCTACAATTCTGAAGTCTTTTAGTTGCTTCATAGAGAATGCAAGTATGTCTCTACTGATAGCTTGGACAATGTTCTCCACAAATTTTGGACCATAACTTTCTAGTCTCTCCCAACGTTTGGCAGTTCCAGATCCTTCGTAAGTGACGGACTCTCCGCCGAACTGGTTATCGCCAATTCTTGGTTTGATATACGCTAGCTTGCGACCAGATGGTAGGGTGATGAATAAAATGCCACTTTTCACTTCAAATTGAATACCGTGAGTAGATGTTGGAATTAGTTCCTTTACAGCAGTCTTTACAGCATTATCGACATCCCACCAATAGAGAACGATATTCGGATTAGCTAGTCGCCATGAGTTCACTAGTGGTTGGAGTTCTTCCTTTGATAGTCCCATATCAAGTGCTCCCATGGCTTTCAATGCACCGACTGAACCACCATAGCCACAAGCAAGCTCTGCAATTTTTCCTTTTTGCCTGAGTTCAGAATTTTGTCCATGTTTTTCAACTGGTACTCCAAACATCTGAGAAGCGGACATACAGTAGATGTCTTTCCCTTGTTCAAATACTTTACTGCGCCATCTCTCTCCTGCCAGGTGGGAGAGTACACGAGCTTCGATAGCTGAAAAGTCGCAAACGATGAATTTCTTTCCTTTACTAGGGACAAAGGCTGTTCGGATAAGTTGAGATAAGGTATCTTGTGTGTCGTAGAGTAGCTCAGTAGATTCTAAGTCACCTGTTCTGAAAAGATCTCTAGCTTCCTTTAGGTCAGGAAGATGGTTCTGTGGTAAATTCTGAAGTTGTACCAAGCGACCAGCCCAACGACCTGTACGGTTAGCCCCGAAAAATTGAAACATTCCTCTTGCTCGACCGTCTTTACAAACACAGTTCATCATAGCCTGGTATTTGGAGACACTTGATTTGGCAGCTTGCTGACGAAGTTTGAGAACTTGAGCAGTTGTTTCATCAACCGTTTTGAGAAGTTCTTTCACAGCATTTTTGTCTAGAGAATCTGTTGCTACTCCATGTTCTCGCAACCAACTAATCATCTGCAGAACAGAGTTGGGATTTTCAAGACCCGTTAATGCTTTTAACTCTGCTTGAATTTTGGCTTTGCTCTCTCCGTCTATTTTTAAAGCAGCTTTTACAAAATCAACATCTATGCCAATACCGTGGTCGTTGATAATCTGATCCTGGTGGTACTCATTCCAAACAAAGCTAGGTACTGGGAAGTTTTTCACCCGTTCCTTGATGGCCAATTCGACCTCAACATCACGTCTGTTGTAGTCGATAAATGTAGACCACTTGTTAGATGCGTGATGAGGAAAGTTACGAATTCGTCCCCCATTGACTTTGGTTGGCTTACAAGGCAAGCAGAAGTAGCGAATAAGGTCAGCACCCTCTCTCATCTTTTGGTCTTTGAGTTTGAGAACTGTTCCAACTCCTTCAAGGGAGAGGGGGAGTCCTAAATAGGCGGACCAAATCATGCTACATCTCCATGAAACTGGAGATAAAAATCCATCTAATAATAAATCAGGATGATATTTCTTGAGCCAATTGGATAGACAAATTCGCTCAAATGAAGCATTGAAAGCCCATTTGATGACACTATTGTCTACCAAGGTCTCAAGGATATCTTGTGGTAATTTCTCCTTAGTTAAGTCTAAGTCGTAAACAGTCACTGGTCCATTATCGACAGATACCGCAAACAAAAGGAGTTCAAAGCTTTCATCTTCCGCATAGCGATAGACACCAGATTTTCGTAAGTCAATTTCACAATATGTTTCGATGTCAATGCTGAGTTCTTTTATCGGCATAGTTTGTCCTTTCTGAAAAAGGTGACAGAAGTACTGCCACCTAAAGTTCTATTTGTTTTTTCGACTGAGTGGTGTTTGGCTAAGTTTTTCTTTATTTTGCTTTGCCTTTCGTTCTATTTCATTTCGAATGTCATCTCTAATGGTCATATACCCGAAGTATAGTCCGATAAGCACCCAGAGGCCCATAATAGTACAAGTTAAAATAGTATACATCATCAATCTAATTCTCCATTTCTAGTTCTAGTTCAAAAAGTCATCATCGTCTTCTGTCGCAAAATCATCTTCAGCACGAGTGCGACCACCGAGGGGCTCGCCATCACGCAATTTTTGCAAGTTATTCAAACCGCAAGCAATACCTTTGTTACCATTTGAATTGAAAGCATAAAAGGTAATGGAAGCACGACCGTAGATACCAGAGTACAATTCTGAAGTATCAATGATTTCTTGACGATTTCCGTCAACCACACCAGGTTTGTGTGGCGAGTTGGCATTTACAAAGTAAGCATTTTTGTAAGCTTCATCATCAGGGCGTTCAAGGTCACCATCACGAAGTGGAGTTTTCAGAGTAGATAATGCAGGTACTGATTTGCCATTGCCTTTGAGTTTTGACTCACCTTCTTTATATGCTTGCTCAATGGCTGCTTTGATCTTGTTAATGGTGGCAGTATCCTCTTTTGGAATGATGAGTGAGGCACTGTACTTGGGAGTGCTACCATTTATAGATTTTGGCTCGTTGGCATTTAAGTAGCTGAAGCGAGTGTTTGGTCCTGTTATTACTTTAGTTATCATAAAGTTATTCCTCTTTAAATTCATTTTTTGCTAGGTTCATCTCTTGACGGCTATCGTCAATAGGAACGAGTGTTGGTTTTCCACTTGGTTTTATGATAAGACCACCAAGCAGGTCATTAAAAGTTTTCTTGCCAAGTAACTTAGTCATGGCAGTGATAGTGAGCAGTTTCTTCTCATAAGGGTCATAGCCTGCTTCAATCACTGCTTGACTAACGGCTGACTCATCTGAGAATTTACGAACAGAGCGACCTTCAACCAGTTTGTATCCTGGGATAGGATGTCCATCTGTTGCTTGATTTAAAGCATAAGTTTTGATGTCGTTTGCCCATGAAATCAACAGGTTTACTTTAGGTAAAATCTCTGCAATGTCCTCGTTATCAAGGGAAGCTGGATCCGCAAACTCCATCTTGGCTAGTGCCAAATTATCCTCAGCACGTTTGCGACAGACATTCTTGAGTTTACAGAATTGGCAGTGATTACCAGACTGCATTTCCCCTTCCCCTTTGAATGCAAGTTCAGCTTTTGGAGCGAGTTCGTTTTCTGCCCATTCAAGCAGCTCAGTCTTTTCCATCTCAAAGGTAGAAATGTTATGTTTTCGTGGTTGAAAGATTGTCATGGTAACTTTATCGAAATCATAAAGTCCATCAAACATCTCAAGTGCTCCAAGTGCATAACACATCATTTGAGGGTTGCGGTCTGCATCAACTAGAACCCCAAGTCCGTGTTTATAGTCAATAACCTGAAGGAGTCCGTCTGCCACGATGATGCAATCTCCAGTTCCAAAGCCTTCAGGTACCCACTTAGAAAAATCCAGTCGTTGTTCTATAAGAACTGTAGGGTCACGGGAGTAACCTCTAGCTTTCTCAACTTGTTCCATGACATAGTTGCGATATTCTTCTGCACATTCCTGCATCTCATCGTTGTAGAATGTTAAATCTTCAGTTGGATCACGCGCATTCCTACCCAAGGCTTTCTCGACTAGATAAGCACACAACTCGTGAGCATCAGTGCCTTCGAGAGCAAAATCAGATGTTGTGTCTGGCAGATCTTCGGTGAGACGAGCAGATGGTGGGCAATTCAACCAACGATGTGATGCAGAAGCAGATAGAATGGCGTGGTTAGTCATTACCAATTCCTCCAGCTTCTTCAAGTACTGCCGCAAAGTGTTTTGGGTCAAGTGCTGAGAGTGAAGAAGCACCGTAAGCATTTAGAAGAGCACGAACCTCGTTCTTATAGCCATCTTTTGCTTTCGTGGCAAGTACAGCGCGGACATCCTCCAATTGAATTTCCTTTTTTGGTTCTGGTTTAGATTGATCAGGTTTTGTTGCCGTTTCTTCCTCAGAAGAGACGAGTTTCTTGAATTCATCTACCAATCGAAGGTAGTACTTTGCGGTTTCTTCCATATCATGAATCAGTCTATTCAGTTCTTTCATTTTGCTCATGTTGTCTTTCCTCCGTAATTTTTCGAGCGAGTAGCTTTGAGATAACGCTGATGGCTATGAGTGTATCTGCTACATCATCATCAGGTTCGATGTATGGTTCGTTTGCCATATTGAGTCCTCCTATCTTACTAAGTAAGGTTTTTATTAAATTTTCCACTTTGCAAGAGATTTTTTTAGACATATCTCTTACACATTACTAAGTAGAACCAAGTGATGTTTTTCCGTTAGATTTGAAAAAATTTTTGAATATCAAAAAAGTTTCCTGTGCAATTTAATAGGAAACTTCTATTTTTTTGAATAATTTTTTTCTGAAAGAGCGGAAAACTTTGTCAGATTCTTACTTAGTAAGTTAAGAAGATATATTTCTAAATTACTGCAAAAATATGGAGGGTTCATAATGCAATTTACCTTATCTCATTCTGGACAGACTGGGGTTCAGACAACCACGGTCTATCCCAATCAAGTAACTATTACAGATGAAATATCGCTACAAACTGTTGCGCAATTCGACCATGTGGCGGGGCTGTTTTTAAACAATGCACGCTCAAATACCAATTTCATCAAGTCGGACGTCTTGGTCATGGATATTGATAATGACCATTCTGAAAATCCAGATGAGTGGATAACTGTAGAGCGATTAAAAGAAATCTTTGCGGATTATAACTTCGCTTTGGTGACGAGCCGTAGTCACATGCAAGCTAAGGCAGGAAAAGCTCCAAGACCAAAATATCATATTTACTTCCAAATCAATGAGGTAACTGATAAAGCCATCTATGTAGCACTGAAGGAAGAACTCTGTAATCAATACAAGTTTTTTGATGATCATGCCAAGGATGCGGCACGATTCTTCTTTGGAAATCCGCAAGCAGAGGTAGTTTGGCATGATTCATGGCTGACTATTGATGAAGATTTGTTTCAGGCTGTTTCTATTGAAGACGAGGAAGATTTCGATGCAGATTTCTATACGCCACCAAATGGTCCAATCCAGCAAGGCAGTCGTAACTCTACCATGTCAGTCTTTGCAGCAAAAATTCTAAAACGTTTAGGTGTAACGCAAGAAGCAAGGGATGGCTTTGATGAGCAGGCTCAGAAATGTGTACCGCCGCTTGATAAAGCAGAGTTAGATACCATTTGGGGAAGTGCTGTGCGATTCTACAATAGAACTATAAAAACATCTAAAGGCTACGTGGCTCCCGATGCTTTCAATAGAGAAACATTAAAACCAGATGATTACTCTGATGTTGGGGAAGCGGGAGTTCTTGCAAGAGAGTATGCGAACAGGCTCGCTTATACCAACGCAACAGACTATCTTTACTATGACGGAACTCACTGGCGTGAGAATAAGCAGTTGGCATTAGGTGCAGTTGTACACTTTACCGATGAACAACTTGCTGAAGCAAATGCACTCTTGGAATCTGCAGATAAGCAACTTCAGTCTTCAGGTATTGATGAGTTGACCATTAAGGCTGGAGGAAAGCGTCTAGAAAATGCAGTCGAAACTCCACTTCAATTGAAATATTTAAAAGCCTATCTAGCAGCTAAAGAGTTCCATAAATTTGTTATGAAACATCGTGACTATAAGAATTTGATGGCTGTCTATAATACAGCTAAACCAATGCTTTCAGTAGAATTGTCAGAATTAGATAGTGATGACTTATTACTCAATACCCCAGAGGCTACTTATGATTTACGAAAAGGAATAAATGGGCAACAAGAACACAATCCTGAAGATTATATAACAAAAATAACCGCAGTCTCCCCTAGTGATCAGGGAATGGGATTGTGGCAGGAAACTTTAGCTACCTTTTTTTGTAATGACCAAGAATTAATTGATTATGTTCAAGAAATTATTGGTATGGCAGCTATCGGTAAGGTCTATCAGGAACACATGATTATTGCCTATGGAGGCGGAGCGAACGGCAAGTCTACTTTTTGGAATACCATTGCTCGTGTGCTAGGTAGCTATTCAGGTAAATTATCTGCGGATGCCTTAACTATGTCAAACAAGCGAAATGTCAGTCCTGAGCTTGCTGAGCTTAAAGGGAAACGTCTGGTCATTGCTTCTGAAATGGCAGAAGGGATGCGACTCAACACAGCAGTTGTTAAGCAGATTACCTCAACAGATGAAATCCAAGCTGAGAAGAAATACAAGGATCCCTTCCACTTTGTGCCGTCTCATACGCTTGTTCTTTACACCAACCACCTGCCTAAAGTAGGTGCGAACGATGATGGAACGTGGCGACGTTTGGTTGTTATCCCGTTTAACGCCAAAATCACTGGTCGCTCTGACATCAAAAACTTTGCGGATTATCTGTACGACAATGCAGCACCAGCCATCATGTCTTGGATTATAGAAGGTGCAGAAAAAGCCATCAAAGCGAACTTCAAAACAAAAGTACCAACTGCCGTATCAGCTTCCGTCAAAGCCTATCGTGAGGCCAATGATTGGTTAGGACACTTCCTTAGTGACTGTTGTCAAGTTGGTGATCAGTTGACAGAAAAATCAGGAGAGCTCTATAGTCAGTATCGTGCCTATTGCGCCAAAAACATGGAGTACACACGTAGTACGACTGATTTTTATTCTGCTCTTGATCAGGCAGGTTTTAAACGAAAACGGACTAGTAAAGGTAATCTCATTCTTGGTTTGAAATTGGTCGATGATGGCTATGATTTCATAGATTAATGACCAACATTTTTAGCCAACTTACTTCCACAAGAGAGGTATTTGATTATTTTAGGTGTGTAGGTCGTTGACTGAATGGTTGGAACTTATTTTGAATGAGACTTCAGATAAATGATTAAAACGACCAGCATGAGTGACATTTTTTGATTTTGTGTAGGTCTATTATGGTCTTTTCTAAAACTATCCTATAAGCAAAAATTACTATAAAAAAGCCTATAAGAGGAGTTTTGGAAATGACTGCACTAGACCTACACACTTCAATTTGACGAAAGGATTTAGAACGATGAGAGAAAAGTATGTTGAGCAAGCCTTGGTGAAGTCTGTGAAAGCCAGAGGAGGCATTTGTCCTAAATGGGTATCGCCATCTTTTTCTGGTGTTCCAGATCGTTTGGTGTTTTTACCCAAAGGCAAATTTGGCTTGGTGGAAGTGAAGGCTCCTGACCAAAAGCCAAGGAAGTTACAAGTGTCAAGGCATAAACTGTTCGAGCGATTAGGCTTTAAGGTCTATGTCATTGACCGCATTGAGATGATTGGAGAAGTGCTAGATGAAATTGACATTACATAACTATCAGGTAGTCGCCAAGGACTTCATCATGGGTCACCCTCATGCAGCAGTCATCCTAGACATGGGGATGGGAAAGACGGCAACAACCTTGTCTGCAGTGAATGAATTGATGTTTGACCGATTTGAAGTCACAAAGGTTTTGGTTATTGCCCCACTTCGAGTCGCAAATACAGTATGGAGTGATGAGATTGAGCAATGGTCTGAGTTGCGTCACTTACGGTATTCGAAAATAGTTGGTACTCCCAAGCAACGAATGGTAGCTCTTCAGAAAGATGCGGATATCTATATCGTCAATCGTGAAAACCTCCCTTGGTTGGTAGAACTATGCAGTCCCTATTTCAAGTGGGATATGGTAGTAATTGATGAATTAAGTTCTTTCAAGTCATGGCAGTCCAAGCGTTTCAAAGCTTTCATGGCTATGCGTCCTTACATGAAACGTATTGTTGGGTTGACTGGAACACCAAGTTCAAACGGACTAATGGACTTGTTCGCAGAGTTCAAGGTCATTGATGGTGGGGAACGTCTTGGTCGATTCATTGGTGAGTTTCGTAGTCGCTACTTTGAAGAAGGTCGTCGCAATGGCAATATTGTCTATGAATACATCCCCATGGACTATGCGGAGTGTCAAATTCAAGACAAGATTAGTGATATTACCATTTCTATGAAGGCACTAGATTATCTGGATATGCCTGAATTGATTTCAACTAAGAAACTGGTGCATATGTCAGATAAGGAAAAAGAAAAGTACAGTCAGTTTAAGAAAGAGTATGTATTGTCAGAGTTAGATGGACTAGAAGTAACTGCCGCCAATGCTGCAAGCCTTACGAACAAGTTAGTTCAGTTATCTAATGGTGCTGTATATTCTGATGATCATACAGTCGTGTCACTTCATGAACAGAAACTAGATGCCCTTGAAGATATCCTCGAATCCGCAAATGGAGAACCTGTCTTAGTTGCCTATTGGTTTAAACATGACTTGGCTCGGATTATGAGTCGTTTAGAAAAACTCAAGGTAAAGAGTCGGGTGTTGAAAACAGAAGAGGATATTCGTGAATGGAACAAGGGCAATGTACCAGTTGGCTTACTTCATCCAGCTGGAGCAGGTCATGGGTTGAATCTTCAAAAAGGCGGTCACCACTTGGTCTGGTTTGGTTTAACGTGGTCATTGGAACTATACCAACAAACCAATGCTCGTCTGTGGCGACAGGGGCAAGAGTCTGAGACAGTTGTTATCCAACACATTGTGACTGAAGGAACGATTGATGAGGAAATCCTCAAGGCGCTAGAAAACAAAGATGCACAACAAGAACGGCTGATTGAAGCTGTTAAAGCACAAGTAGGAGGGGCAGATGGATAAGGCAGAGCACATACTGACGAATTACAATGAACTCAAAAGTGACTTGGAGATGTTAAAGTATCGTTTGGAACATTTCAAACCAGTGACAGAAAATGAGGTTATTGGATCACTCGTTTTTGAAAAATCTGAAGAACCTAGAGTTAAAAGTACACCTACCAATCAACGGTCAGAGATGATTGCACTGAATTTTCGTGAGAAGATGATTCAGGAAAATGAGGAACAGTTGGCGGATTTATCGCAACGGTATATCCGATTGGCTAATGACCTTGATAATTTTGAGATGGCTTTAAAATTTCTAAAGGGAGATTTGTATGATTTTGCGCAATCCATGCTTAAGACAGATAGTAATTGGGATAGTTTGATGAGAGAGTTTCATATTAGTCGAAGTACTGTTAGAAATTGGCGACGTAAGGTCTTAGACCATGTTAGGGAAGTGTATATGAAAATGGGATTTTCTTTGGGAAAGTAACCTCTCCCTGACCTACCAGTAACCTACCCCTGCACTAAGTGTGATCTAACATTGACCTCACTTTGTCAAAATTTGTGGTAGAATTGTAAGTGTCAAAAAAGATTAAAAATACCCAGTAATGACTGGATATATCTCCTTTTTAGAGTTAATATGGACACAACAAAAGAAGAGGAGAACAATACAATGACAAAACGCCAACAAGAAAAACTGGATGCGATTTTTACAAGGATTGCTCAAGAGGAATTACAAGTTGAAACCTTGGAACAACGCTGGAGCGATAACCTTGATTTCTACGACATTCCAGTTTGGGGAATTAAAAAAGCACTCGAACGAGCCTACGAAGAAGGCAGAAATTCAGTAAAATAAACACAAAGCCTAGCCAGACGGTTGGGTTTTTTGCGTGGAGGAAAACATGATTTTTACCAGTGAACAAGTTTCAAGCGGACACCCAGACAAGCTCTGTGACCAAATCTCAGATGCTATTTTGACGGAATGCCTTAAGCGCGATAAAGATAGTCGAGTAGCTGTCGAAACACTTATCAAGGATAACCATGTGGTTGTGGCAGGAGAAGTCTCAACCAAGCATTTCTTTAACCTTGAAGGAATTGTCAAAAAGGTTCTTGAACCTTACGGTATGACGGACATCATGGTGACGAACCTACTAGGACTTCAAAGCAAAGATATTGCACAAGGTGTAGACAATGGGGGTGCAGGTGACCAGGGGTTGATGTTTGGTTATGCGGTAGATGAAACACCTGAGTACCTCCCACTGCCTTATGTCTTGGCAACTCGAGTACTTGAGAAACTGATGTCACTTGGTCATCCCTTACTTGGAAAGGATGCGAAAGCACAGGTGTCCTACGACTATGAGAAGAAACGGATTGATACCTTTTTAGTTTCCATCCAACATACCGAAACGGCCGACCTTGCCAAAGTGAAACGAATTGTGACTGAAGCTATGATGTCAGTAGTACTTCGTTACCGACAGAATCTAGATTTCAAAGTTCTAGTCAATCCAACTGGTCGCTTTGTACTTGGTGGTTCATTTGCGGATGCAGGAGTTACTGGTCGAAAAATTGTGGCAGATACATATGGTGGTTTCGCACATCATGGTGGCGGTGCTTTCTCTGGAAAAGACCCAAGCAAAGTGGACAGATCCGGTGCCTACATGGCACGAAAGATTGCTAAGGATATTGTTCGAGAAGGGTATGCGAAACGATGTGAAGTACAATTAGCCTATGCCATTGGAGTAGCAGAACCTGTGTCGGTGTATGTAGAAACATTTGGAACCAGTCGCTACACCGCAAAACAACTGGAAGGAATGATTCGTGAGCGGTATGATTTAACACCACGAGGTATCATTAAGGAACTTCATCTCTTGAATGTAGACTACACCGAGACAACTTGCTTTGGGCATTTCACGAAAGACTATCTTCCTTGGGAGAAATAGTGATATAATTGAGAGAGAAAAGGAGTGTTCATATGCCCAATCCTCAAGTATCTTCTATAACCGTATCACTATTTAGTTTCATGTTACCGATGATTTCAATTGATATTAACGTAGAAGAAAAATTGGTAAGTATCCAAAAATTTCCTGAGACAGAAGCCGAGATAATAACAATCTCCAATCTCCGATTATTTTTCTTCTTAAATCAATTAAAACGTGTGAAACTGTCTGAATGGAAGGAATATTATTCAAATGAGATGGAGATTTTAGATGGTACTCAGTGGCATGTAACGTTTGTCATGAATGGAAGAACTTACAATTGCTCGGGCGATAATAATTTTCCAAGAGAATGGACGTTGTTTTGTAGGGCAATAAATAGATTAGTAAAGTACAATTACCTAGAATAATTGTACTTTTTCTTTGGAAGGAAAATGCCAAGAAGACCAAGCACACCTTGTAAACAAAATGGTTGTCCTAACCTAGTACCTTATGGTCACAAGTATTGTGACAACCATAAAGCAAACTACCAACTGGATACCAAGTCAACCAAAGCCAAAGGATACAATGCCCAGTGGAATAAAGCACGACTTCGTTACTTAAAAGTTCATCCACTCTGTGTTCAATGCAAAGTCAAAGGTCGATTGACCAAGGCAATAGTGGTTGACCATATCACACCCCACAGAGGTGACCAAGACCTCTTTTGGAATCAAACCAACTGGCAAGCACTTTGTAAGTCATGTCACGACCGCAAGACCAAGACAACTGACCGATATGTGGAGTATTCGTATCGATTTTAGTCTTGGAGTTTCGTTCCAAAAGTATCTTATTTTTCACTCATTGGGGGAGGGGGGATGAAATCTCTAAACCCTTGGGAGACTAAGACCGACGCCCCCTCAAACGTGCATTTTCGCAAAATTCGTTAGGGGCATACAAAAACGATATGAAAACCACCTTCACCCGTTGTTAGAATAGTTATTTTACTAGGGTATGTACCGTTTAATTGTTTACAATTTAGGCTGCTTTTCGGAGAAAAAACTGGAGAAAAATTATCAAATGATGCAGATTTTGACCTTGGAGGAAAACAAATGAACGATAATCAACGTCGAGAAATTTGGAAATTACGAAGTGATGGCCTTGGGTACGGAGCTATTGCTCAGTTGCTTAATCTATCACTAGGTTCAGTCAAACAGTACTGTCGAAGATTTCCAGAGCTAAAAGGCCCTGGAGAATTAGTAAAGTCTCAAATTGATGAAGGGGAGCGATTGTATTGTAAAAATTGCATGCAAAAGCTTCAGCATGTTAATCAAGGTCGACCGAAAAAGTTCTGCTCTGATAAGTGTCGTAAAGTTTATTGGGATACTCATAAAGAGGAGCACGACAAAACCAAAACTGCATACGATGAATTGACTTGCCAAAACTGTGGCAGGTCTTTTTTATCCTATGCCAATCCAACAAGGAAGTTCTGCGGACACCCTTGTTATATTGAACATCGATTTAGAAAAGGAGTAAGGAATGACAACGCAACCTAACATGGAGATTAAGGAACTTCCTCTAGGTGACTTAAAACCAGCTTCTTATAACCCTCGAAAGAAATTGAAGAAGGGCGACAAAGAATACGAAAAGATTAAACAGAGCCTGCTCAAGTTTGGCTACGTTGACCCTATCATTGTCAACAAGGATTTGACGGTCATCGGTGGACATCAACGCTTGACGGTACTTAAAGACCTCAAGTATGAAACGGCCAAGTGCGTCATTGTTTCCCTTTCCAAGGAAGACGAAAAAGCACTGAACATTGCTCTCAATAAAATCACTGGTCAATGGGATGACCAGCTTCTAGCAGACTTGCTTTTGGACTTGCAAGAGTCTGACTTCAACCTTGACTTGACTGGTTTTGAACCACCAGAGATTAATGACATTCTCTCCAACGTCCACGACAAGGCCTTGTCTGAAGATGACTTTGACGTGGAAGAGGAGCTGAAGAAACCAACTGTCGCAAGACGTGGAGACATCTGGCAACTTGGAAAACACCGAGTGATTTGTGGTGATTCAACCAAGGCACAAACTTATGACCAGCTACTTGGTGATAAGAAAGCCAATCTTGTTGTGACGGACCCGCCATACAATGTGGATGTGGAAGAGACAGCTGGAAAAATCCTCAATGATAACATGTCTGACGGTGACTTCTATCAATTCCTCTACGACATGTTTACTCAAGTTGAAAGCCACATGGAAGCTGATGCTTCAATCTATGTTTTCCATGCGGACACGGAAGGGCTTAACTTCCGTAAGGCCTTTAAGGACGCTGGTTTCTATTTGAGCGGTTGTTGCATTTGGAAGAAGAACTCACTGGTTCTCGGACGTAGTCCCTACCAATGGCAACATGAACCCTGCCTCTTTGGTTGGCGACAAAAGGGGAGACACCAATGGTTCAGTGACTGTAAGCAGACAACTATATGGGAGTATGACCGACCTAAGTCTAGTAAAGACCACCCAACCATGAAGCCGATTCAGCTTATGGCATATCCTATCCAAAATTCATCCATGCGAGGAACATTAGTTCTTGACCCATTTCTTGGTTCAGGCTCAACCCTCATGGCAGCTGACCAAACTGGTCGAATCTGTTACGGCATTGAGCTAGATGAAAAGTTTGTGGATGTCATTGTTAAACGCTACATGGAGGCTACTGGTAATTCCGATGTGAAAGTCCTTCGAAATAGTCAGACCATATCTTATGACGAAGCTAAAGCACAGATGGAGGATGACCTATGACAATAACCTTTCTTGATTTCTTTGCAGGAGTGGGTGGCTTTCGTCGTGGGTTGGAGTTGGCAGGGATGACCTGTCTTGGTTACTGTGAAAAGGATAAGTTTGCACGAAAATCCTATGAAGCAATGTACGATACAGAAGGAGAATGGTTTCATGACGACATCACAAGCATTGACCCCACACAACTTCCCAAAGAAGATTTATGGACTGCGGAAAGCCCTTGTCAAAATGTGTCTATCGCAGGAAAACGAGCCGGCCTATACGGTGAGCGAAGTGGACTCTTTTTTACATTTGTTAACCTCATCCAAAGCCAAAAGGAAGAAGATAAACCCGAATGGGTTCTCCTTGAAAATGTTAAGGGACTTCTATCAAGTGGCGGGGGACGAGATTATCTCGACTATCTCTCTATCTTGGATGAAGCAGGGTACGACCTTGAATGGCAAGTGTTCAACTCAAAAGACTACGGAGTTCCCCAAAACCGAGAGCGCATCTACACTCTCGGACATCTATTTTAGAAGTCGAGGTCGAAGACAAGTACTACCTCTCAGCAGAGAAGGCGGTAACCATCTTAAGCAAATTATAGGCGGCATGCAAAGCTACCGAGTCTACGACCCTAGTGGCATTGTCACAACCCTTGTTGGTGAGGGTGGCGGACTGGGAGCTAAGACAGGTCTTTATCTGATTGACTAGTCTTTGACTGAACCAAAGCTAACTGATGAAGCACGGTGTATCACCGCTCGCTACACTGCAGGTGCTACAAAGAGAACTGCCATGAACTCTGGAGTTCTTGAAGTTCAACCGATTCTAACTCCTGACAGGGTAACTAAATGTCAAAATGGTAGACGGATCAAAGAACAGGATGAGCCCATGTTTACTTTGACTTCTCAAGACCGTCACGGTGTCCTTGAAGGCATCAAGGTCAATAATGGAACAAAGCAGGGCTACCAAGTGGCAGAGGTTGGTGACTCCGTTGACCTTTCTTATCCAGGCTCACAGATGAGACGAGCCAGAGCTGGGAAGGGCATTGCCCACAACCTTTCTTGTGGTGGTCAGATGGGAGCGGTGGTTTGGAATGGTCGAGTGGTGAAAATCAGACGTTTGACTCCACGAGAGTGCTTCAGACTCCAAGGTTTTTCAGATGACTTGTTTGAAAAAGCTGAAGCTGTTAATTCTGATGCACAGCTTTACAAACAGGCAGGAAATGGCGTAACTGTCACCGTGGTTTATGCCGTTGGCAGAGCCATTTTGGAGACCATCGATAAAAAATCTAAATAAATTTTGATTAAGTAAGCATTTTTTGAAACTTTTCTCGAATAGATAAGATGAGAGGTGAAAAGCTATGCTTGATTTGAATGATTTTTTGAAAGAGGTAAAGAGTGGACGTATCTCTAAAGATAGTGTCAGAGTTGCTCGTCGAAATGGTGTGATTATTGATTACGTTCTTCCTCAGGAATCGGTGAGTGAGAATGAGGTTGTTGAAGTAATGACTTTGAATGACATGGTAGCGGAGATTTTTGACCTCTGTTAGCAATTACTACTGGATATACTCTGAAAGGTACGGTAATATACGACTAGCAATTAAGAAGGAGTTATATACAATGACCAAAGCTGAAGCTAATCAGATAATTGATTACTGTTATGTTCATTTAATGGTGATGAAGCACCATTATGAAAAAACACGAGAGTTTCCTCTTGATATCATCGAGACTGGAAACTTGGAACAAATCAATGAGCTGCTTGATGATATTCAGACAGGTATTGATAAAGGACAGTTCACAGATATGGAAGTAACTTATATCACCGAAGATACCAACCAGCTGTGGGAAGATGTTTCTTCAATCTTGTCAAAATAATCTGCCAAAACAAGCAGATAAAACTGGATATCAATTTCCTCCAGAGTTAATATGTAACCAACAAAAGAAGAGGAGAACAAAACCATGACAACACAAACAACACTTGAAAATGCCTACAGCCTTTACCCTGCAACTGCAAGCATTGTACCATTCAAAAACTGGTTGATTATAGCCTACCAAAGCTACAAAGGAATTAATCTTCATATCTTTGAAACAGTTGAAAGCCTTGATGAGTTTTCAAAGGAAGAACAACGTTTCAACCTTATCATTGATTCAGAAAAAACCTTCCAAGACCAAGGACACGCAGTGAAGCGGGCATTTGAAACATTAGGAGCATAAGATGAACGACAAGATTCTAAAACGAATCAAGTCCACCTACCCAGAGGGGACAAGGGTGAGATTAGTCCAGATGGACGACCCTCGACCAGTTCCAGTAGGGACACTTGGTACGGTCCTTGATGTAGATGATATTGGTTCACTCATTGTCTCTTGGGATAATGGCCAAAGCTTAAATGTTTTATATGGAGTTGATGGAGTTGAAAAGATTTAAAAGGTTTCTTTTGAAGCCTTTTTCTTGTACCAAAAAGGGGGTGAGACAGTGGCAATTAGAGGGCGAAAACCAAAGCCTACCAATTTGAAAATACTTGAAGGAAACCCTGGGAAGCGACCTCTACCGAATAACGAGGTTAAACCCAAACAGAAAGCCCCACGGTGTCCACAGTGGCTCGAAGACGATGCCAAGAAGGAATGGAAACGGATGGGTAAAATTCTCGAACAGATGGGAATTTTAACAGAGATGGACATGACAGCCTTCGCAGGCTATTGCCAAGCATATGCACGATGGAAGGAAGCCGAAGAGTTTCTCTCAAAACATGGATCTATCATCAAGACCCCAAATGGCTATCTCCAACAAGTGCCACAGGTATCTATCAGCCAGACCAATCTGAAAATCATGCTCAAGTTCTGTGAGCAGTTTGGTCTGACACCATCAGCTCGTAATCGCTTGGCGACTATGGATGCTGATGTTGGTACAGGTGATGAGATGGAGGATTTGTTGGGAGGTATTCAATGACTTATCATTATGAACCGAGTCCCTTTATGCTTCCGACGTCTCACTACGACAAGGCAAAGGCAGATAGGGCAGTGACCTTTATCAATAACCTTTCCCACACCAAAGGTAAGTGGGCAGGGAAGAAGTTTGAGTTGTTGCCATGGCAGGAACAGATAGTACGAGATCTCTTTGGAATTGTTAAGGAAGACGGCAACCGTCAGTTTCTGACAGCCTACATCGAGATTCCAAAGAAAAACGGCAAGTCTGAGCTTGCCGCAGCTATTGCCCTTTATCTTTTGTACGCAGATAATGAAGCCAGTGCAGAAGTTTATGGGGCGGCTTGTGACCGAAACCAAGCTTCTATCGTCTTTGATGTTGCCAAACAAATGGTTCTAATGAGCCGACCGCTTGAGAAACGCTCCAAGATTATGGGAGCGACAAAGCGGATAGTGAACTATTCAAACGCTGGATTTTACCAAGTCCTATCAGCGGAAACAGGAACCAAACACGGTCTCAACGTGTCTGGCCTTGTCTTTGATGAAATTCACGCTCAACCCAATCGCCATCTCTATGATGTCTTGACCAAAGGTTCTGGTGATGCTAGGGAACAACCTCTCTTTTTCATCATCACAACAGCTGGGACAGATAAAAACTCCATCTGTTATGAACTCCACACCAAGGCTCTTGATATTCTCAAAGGTCGAAAGAAGGACACGTCCTTTTATCCTGTGGTCTATGGTCTTTCTGATGAAGACGATTGGAATGACGAAGCCAACTGGCTGAAAGCTAATCCCTCACTTGGTCATACCATTGGGATTGACCGAGTTCGTGAAGCCTACCAACAAGCTCTTGATAACCCAGCAGAGGAGAATGTCTTTAAGCAACTCCGTCTCAACATGTGGACGAGTTCCAGCGTGGCTTGGATACCTGAACATGTCTATGCCAAAGGTAATGCCCCGATAGATTATGAGGCTCTTAAAGGTCGTGATTGCTACGCAGGGCTTGACTTATCAAGTACCTCAGATATCACCGCCTTTGTCTTGGTCTTCCCACCACGACATAGCGAGGAGAACTACATTATCTTCCCATTCTTTTGGTTACCAGAAGATACCTTGGAACTCAGATGCCGTCGTGACCATGTCCTTTATGATGTTTGGGAAAGGCAGGGCTACATCAAGACGACCGAAGGGAATGTTGTTCACTATGGTTTCATCGAAGCCTTTATTGAACAACTCGCTGAAACCTACCACATCAAGGAGATTGCCTATGACCGTTGGAATGCAACACAAATGGTACAGAATCTCGAAGGCATGGGCTTGACCATGGTGCCTTTTGGACAGGGTTATAAGGATATGAGTCCACCATCCAAAGAACTCTACAAGCTTATGATGGAGGGGAAAGTCCAACACGGTGGTCATCCTGTTCTTAAGTGGATGGGACAAAATGTGGTCATGCGACAAGATCCAGCTGGTAATATCAAGCCAGATAAGGAAAAGTCTGTTGAGAAGATTGATGGTATTGTCGCCCTTATTATGGGATTAGACCGTTGTATCCGTCACCAAGGAGATGAAGGTAGTGTCTATGATGAACGAGGAATTTTGAGTTTTTAGGAAAAATAAAGTTAAATTCTTTCAAAAATGGCTCAAAAATGACTGGATAAACTTCCTCTTTAGAGTTAATATGGTCACAACAAAAGAAGAGGAGAACAAAAACATGGCAACTAATGCACGTATTGGACTTTTAACGAAATCAAACACCGCAACATTTATTAAGGTCGCTTATGAAGGGTATCCAAGTTACACAGGAAGCCTATTAACATCAGCATTCAATAGCCTCAAACAAGTTAAAGAACTTCTAAAAAAGGCAACATCATCATGTTGGAAGAAAACCTTGATGAGGTAGAAACAGATAGCCTTGTTCAAGGGACAGAGAACATTCGCTTTGTAGGAAGTGAGAGCGACCTTGAAGGAGATTATTTAGCAGACTACACTTACGTATACAAAGAAACAGAAAAAAGATGGTACATTCTAACGGATGGTAAACTCGTACCATGTTATTTGTAAACTAGCACTAAGCACTTCGACTGAGGTGCTTTTTGTTTACTCAAAAAGGAGGTCAAATGGGTATTTTTGATTGGATTGGATCAAAGCGTTCAAGAGATAAGCCCCATAATAGTTATGAGGGGCAAGATTTTTCATACCTCTTTGGACGGACGACCAGTGGTGAAACCGTAGATGAGTTTAAGGCTATGCAGACGACGGCCGTTTATGCTTGTGTGCGTATCCTTGCTGAAGCAGTAGCGTCACTTCCTATTCACGTCTATGAACGGACAGAAACTGGGAAGGAGAAAAAGCTGGACCACCCACTGTACTTTCTTCTTCATGATGAGCCAAATCCAGAAATGTCATCCTTTATTTTTCGAGAAACCATGATGAGCCATTTGTTAATATGGGGAAATGCTTATGTGCAGATTATCAGAGATAAGGGTGGACGAGTGATTAGTCTCTATCCACTCTTGCCTGATAAGATGTCTGTCCATCGTGATGATAATGGGAGACTTTACTACAAATACCAGCGGCAGACAGAAGAAAATCCTAATTTCAATGATAAGGGAACTGTCTTATTGAAGCAGGAAGACATTCTTCATGTGCCTGGTCTTGGATTTGATGGCTTGATTGGTTACTCACCAATTGCGATGGCTAAAAATGCGATTGGGATGACCCTAGCTACCGAAAACTATGGGGCATCTTTCTTTAAAAATGGCGCTAATCCAGGTGGTGTTTTGGAGCACCCAGGTATCCTTAAAGACCCTAAACGAGTGAGAGATTCTTGGAATGCCGTTTACAATGGGGTCACAAATGCGCATAAAGTGGCTGTACTCGAAGAAGGAATGAAGTATACTCAAGTTGGAATTCCCCCTGAAGAAGCCCAATTTTTACAAACACGGAAGTTTCAGATTAACGAAATTGCACGACTTTACCGTATCCCACCACACATGGTTGGGGATTTGGAGAAGTCGTCGTTTTCAAATATTGAACAGCAATCACTTGAATTTGTGAAATATACCTTAGACCCTTGGGTAGTTCGGTTAGAACAGGCCTTCAAGAGGTCTCTTTTTTTACCCGAAGAAAAGAAACGCTACCTTATCAAGTTTAATGTAGACGGTTTGCTTCGTGGCGATTATCAGAGTCGTATGAATGGCTATGCCATCGCACGACAAAATGGATGGCTCTCGACTAACGACATCCGTGAGTTGGAAGACTTGAACTTGTTATCTGATGAAGAAGGCGGAAACCTTTACTTGATTAACGGCAACATGACCAAATTAAAAGATGCTGGTGGTTTCATGAAGCAACCGACAGAAACGGATCCAGCTGAAGATCCACCAGAGGAGGAAGAAGATGCGTAAATTTTGGAATATTACTGACGAAGGAGAAGTCCGCACTCTTCGGATTGAAGGACAGATTGCGGACGAGACTTGGTTTGGGGATGAAGTCACCCCGCAGATCTTTAAGAATGAGTTGACTTCAGGAACAGGCGACATCACCCTTTGGATCAATAGTCCAGGGGGTGATGTGTTTGCGGCTGCTCAAATCTATAACATGCTTATGGATTATCAGGGCGATGTCCATGTCATCATTGATGGCCTAGCTGCGAGTGCTGCCAGCGTCATCGCCATGGCTGGGACAACAGTTTCCATGAGTCCAGTTGCCATGATGATGATTCATAACCCTTGGACGTTTGCGCAAGGTGAAGCGAAAGATATGGCCAAGGTCATTGAGATGCTTGGCGAAATTAAGGAGTCCATTATCAATGCTTATGAGCTTAGAACTGGACTTTCCAGAACTAAGATTTCTCATCTCATGGACTCAGAGTCTTGGTTCAATGCCAAGAAAGCAGTGGAGCTTGGTTTTGCGGATAAGGTGCTCTTTGAAAAAGAGGAGACACCTGATCAGGACCATCAAAATAGCTACACCTTTAGCAGAGTGACTACTGCTCATGATTTGATGGTGAAACTTCAAGCGAGCCTTCAACCACCCAAGTCACAGAAAACGATCCCCATCAATCAGTTGGAAAAACGATTGAACCTATTGAAATAAAAGGAGAATACCTATGTCTAAACTACTTGAATTGAAAGAAAAACGTAACGCTGCTTGGGCTCAAGCGAAAGCCTTTCTGGATACTGTTCGCTCAGAAGACGGCTTGGTATCGGATGAAGATTCCAAACGCTATGAGGAAATGGAAACTAAAATCGAGCTCTACAATAAGGAAATTGCTCGCTTGGAGCGCCAAGAAAAGATTGACCTTGAACTGGCGCAACCCACCTCACAAGCGCTAACGACGCAGCCAACAGTCATTGTCGATAACCAAAAAGAAGATGAAAAGAAAGGTGTCGCATCAGATATCTACACCCAGACGTTCTGGACCAGTGTCCGTAAACGTAACTTCTATGATGTGAAGGATGTTCTTCGTGTCGGTGAAGATACAGAAGGCGGACACCTTGTCCCTGATGAATACGAAAAGAAATTGGTACAAGGGCTTCAGGAAGAAAACTTTTTCCGTAGTCTCGCAACTGTTATCAAAACCTCTAGTGGTGAGCGTAAGATTCCAGTTGTTACTGGTCATGGTTCAGCCTCTTGGATGGATGAGAACGGACTTTATCCAGAAACGGATGAGACTTTTGGTCAAGTGACTCTTGATTCGCATAAGATTGGGACAGCAATCCGTATCTCAGAAGAATTGCTCAATGACTCTGTCTTTGACCTTGAGTCTTACATGACTTCTGAGTTTGCACGTCGTATCGGTACGGAGGAAGAAAAATCATTCTTGGTGGGTGATGGTTCTAAAAAACCAACAGGTATCTTCACGCAAGCAGATGTAGAAGGACCAACGACCGCAACCAAAGACATCACCTTTGATGACATGATTGAGCTTTACCACTCGCTTCCTGCTCCTTATCGTAAGAATGCGGTCTGGATTCTCCATGATACTACGGTTAAGGCTATCCGCAAGCTCAAGGACAATAATGGCAATTACATCTGGCAACCATCAACACAAGCTGGTCAACCTGATTTGATTCTCAACCGTCCTTACTACACGTCAACTTTTGCGCCACTTCCAGAAGCAGGAAACAAAGCGATTGCCTTTGGTGATTTCTCTTACTACTGGATTGCGGACCGTCAAGGGCGTACCTTCAAGCGTCTCAATGAGCTTTATGCAAACAATGGTCAGATTGGTTTTCTTGCCAGCCAACGTGTGGATGGGAAATTGGTTCTTCCCGAAGCAGTGAAAATACTCACCATTAAAGGGAAAGGTCTATGATAACGCTAGAAGAAGCCAAGCTCTATCTGAAAGTGGAGAATGATGAGGAGGACTTCCTTATCGAACAGTTGATGGCAACAAGTCGCCAGCTTTGTGAAGATATTCTTCGTGAGACCTCCACTTCAGAAGTTCTAAAGACGGCAGTCCTTTATGGGGTTGCCTATCTTTATGAACACCGTGAAGAAGCCAATCACAAGGAGTTGAAGGAAACTCTCTATCATTTGCTTTTGGCAGATAGAAAGGATGTGTTCTGATGAAGATTGCGCCTCTAAGAGAACAGTTAGTCTTTCAAGAAAAGCGACTCAAGCAGGACGACATCGGAAACGAGTTAGCCATTTGGGATGACCTCTTTATGCGTTGGTGTTCTTGTCGTCCACTAGCTTTAACTGAAAGTGATGGGAGTGCGACAAAACTGATTCATAACAAGGTGCAGTTTACCTTGCGCTACGATAAGGCTATTCTTGCTCTTAATTCTTTAACGACTCGAATTTACTTTCGTGACCAGTATTATGCTATCGAGTCCATTGATGGCGATACTGTGGCTCAAAGCTTGATTTACATCGTTGCGACCAAGGAGGAGCTTTATGACTAAGATTGGACTTGATGATTTAGCTTCTGTCATCGAAAAGGAGCTGACGACTTATGCCAAAGAGACCACAGATGTCATGCGTGAGGTGGTTGAGGAAGTGACAGACGATGCCGTTGATACCTTAAAGGTGACTTCCCCAAAACGACGAGGGAAATATGCTAAAGGGTGGACGAGTAAGGCAACGACTGACAGCAATACGGCTCTGACCAAAACTATTCACAATCGAACACCAGGGCTGACGCATCTGCTTGAAGATGGGCATGCCAAACAAAACGGTGGTCGGGTGGAAGGGATTAAGCACATCGCTCCTGTCGAGAAAAGGGCGATTCAGTCGTTTGAAGACAAATTGCGACAGAAACTGTGAGGTGGCTTATGCGATTTGAAGACCTCTTTCCTGTCTTAAAAGAGAGCAAACTCCCAGTAGCCTATCATCATTTTGAGGAAGGTCACAGTCCGAGACCTCCCTTTATGGTCTATCTAGTCACTGACTCAGATAACCTTGGGGCAGACAACTGGGCTTATCACAAAGGGCTTAATGTTCAGATTGAGCTGTACACAACAAAGAAGGATTTAGTGACAGAAGAAACGGTGGAATCAGTTCTTGATGCCCACCATCTTTATTTTGACAAGGTAGAGACTTACATCACTAGTGAGAAACTCTACCAAACCATTTATTCCATCACACTATTAGGAGGATAACCATGGCAGAAAAAAACAAGGTCACCTTTGGCCTACAAGATGTCCACTGGGCAGAAGTCACCAGTGAGGGAGCTGACGGTGCTTTGACTTATGGTACTGTCGAGCGCCTTCGTGGTGCCGCAGAATTAACCCTTGAACCGACTGGAGATAAGGGTTCTTACAAGGCAGACAACATCAACTTTTACACCTCTGAATCCAATGACGGCTATGAGGGAACGCTGAAAGTCGCTCTCTTGTCACAGGAGTTTCTAACTCATGTTCTAGGTGAGAAATTGGATGCGACAACTAACACCATTTCAGAGATTGCAAATGCGGAGAAGAAAAACTTCGCCCTCATGTTCCGATTTGAAGGGGACAAGAAAGAGACACTTCATGTCCTTTATTACTGTTATGCGTCTCGCCCAACAGTTGGGTCAAAAACCAAGTCAGGCTCTGACATCAATGAGGTGGAGTTGACCTTTACGGCAAGTCCACGACCACTTGATAAGATTGTGCGACGCAGAACGACTGAAGAAACCAGTGATGAGATTCGTGAGAACTGGTTTAAGTCTGTCTTTGAACCAACTGCTTAAAGGAGGAGAACATGCGACAAAATATCACGATTGCTGGAAAAACCTATCCCTTGGCTACGAATGCCTATACACCGATTGCTTATAAGGAGCAATTCGGAAAGGATTATTTCCAGGATCTCTTTAACATGTTAAGTGCGGAATCCATCATGACTCAACTTGAGCAATTGGAAGAGGGGGAAGAGTTAAAGGCTAGTCAGATTGACTTGTCTATTTTATCTGACTTCGACATGACCTTTTTCCACCGTCTCTTTTGGGCCTTTGCCAAGTCAGCCAATCATCGAATCAAACCATTCGAGGATTTCTTTATGTCGATGGAGGAATTTCCCCTTCAGGAAGTTGGGCCAGTCTTGATGTCTATGCTTAACCAAGGGATGACAACCAGAAAAAAGCAGAAACTTCCGAAACAGCGAGCGAGGAAATCTTCACGGTAGAGAGTTACCTCTCTTGTTGTAAGGAGACTGGCCTTTCCATTGATGACTTAAAGCACATCTCAATTGGCATGGCATTGGATTATCAGACGGATTATGTGGAGCTAAGAAGCCGAGATGAGACTTATGCTCGCAAAGCTACCCAAGCAGACTTTGACAATTTCTAGTAGGGAGGAGGAGTGACGATGGCAGGAAACATTAAGGGGATCACCATTGAAATTGGTGGTGATACCCAACCCTTACAAAATGCCTTAAAGGGTGTGAATAAACAGGCTTCTGAAACCACTAAAGAATTGCGTCAGATTGACAAGGCACTCAAGTTTGACACTGGCAATGTCACTCTTTTGACCCAGAAGCAGGAAGTCTTAGCCAAACAAGTTGAAACAACTAAAGAAAAACTCGCCACACTTCGTCAAGCTCAAGCCCAAGTCGAGGCTCAGTTCAAGGCCGGTAACATCGGTGCAGACCAGTACCGTGCCTTCCAACGTGAGGTTGAGAGTACTCAAACAGTCTTAAAGGGCTATGAATCAAAGCTAGAAAGTGTTAACAGAGTTCTCTCAGAAAACGGAGCGCAGGTTGAAACCAATCAGTCCCAGCTCAATCGTCTCCAAAATGAGCAGGCACAGTTGGTGTCAGAAAGTGAGAAACTCAATAGCTCCTTTAAGCTACAAGAATCAGCATTAGCAACTACCGCAAGTGAGGCTGATAAGTTGGCACTTGCTCAACGAAAGGTCGCTTCTCATTCAGAAATCCTTGAGAAACAGATTCATAATCTGGAACAACAGCTCTCTCTTTCAAAGAGCGAATATGGTGAGAATTCGGTTGAAGCTAATAAGCTTGAGAAAACTCTTAATGAGACAAAGACAGCTTACAATAATCTCCAAAATGAGATGGAGGAGTTGGCCTCTAGTTCTGCGAGTTCCAAGGCTTCTTTGGAAGAGACAAACAGCCTCTTAAAGGCTGACCTTCTCATGGAGTTTGGCGACCAACTGGGAGAGTTGTCACAGAAATTGATTGACTTCGGTCAACAATCGCTTGACGCATTTCTTGAAGTTGATGAGGGTATGGATATCATTGTCACGAAAACTGGGGCAACTGGTTCTGCCCTTGAAGAGATGACAGACATCGCTAAAACCCTAGCCACTGAACTACCAACGGATTTTAATACGGCAGGAAGTGCCGTAGGGGAGTTGAATACGCAATTTGGGTTAACAGGAGATGCCCTTAAGTCTGCCTCTACCCAGTTGATTCAATTCTCTGAAATCAATGGGAGTGATGTGACGAGCTCTGCCATTTCAGCCAAACAAGCGATTGAGGCCTATGGACTTGAAGCGACTGATTTATCAAGTGTTTTAGACACGGTTACTTATACCAGCCAGGCGACAGGTGTTGGTGTCCAAGAGTTGATGGACAAGGCAGTAGCGGGAGCACCACAAATCAAAGCCCTTGGCCTTTCCTTTGATGAAGGCATCACCTTGATGGGGCAGTTTGAAAAAGCAGGGGTTGATTCTTCTGCAGCACTTTCGTCACTCTCAAAGGCAGCTGTTAAGTATGCGGGCGATGGGCTGACGCTTCAAGAAGGACTTGCTGGAACCATTGAGCAAATCAAAGCCTCAACCAGTGAAACAGAGGCTCTTTCTCTTGCCTCAGAAATCTTCGGAAGTAAAGCAGCTCCACGTATGGTTGATGCCATCAAGCGTGGGGCCTTATCTTTTGAAGATTTAGCAGGAACAGCTGATAAGGCAGCTGGGATTGTAACACAGACCTATGAGGGGACGCTTGATCCTATTGATAAGTTTACAACCGCTCAAAACACGTCGAAGTTAGCAATGGCGGAGATGGGAGATGCTATTGCAGCAACCCTAGCACCTATCTTAGAGGTTCTCGCCAGTTTGCTTCAAGCTGTTGCCACATGGTTTTCTGGGCTATCAGAGCCAGTCAAGCAGTTTATTGTCATTGTTGGAAGTTTGGTCGCAGCCCTTGGCTTAGTCCTCCCGATTTTTATTGCCCTGCAAGCAGCTGCTATGGCTATGGGAACAACCATCATGGGGATGATAACTGCAGCAGCTCCAATCGTAGGGATTATTCTTGGTGTCATTGCCGTTGTTGCCTTACTGGTTGTTGGGATTCAGCAACTCTGGCAACATCACGAAGGCTTTCGGACAGCTGTGACAGAAATCTGGAATGCCATCTATGCCTTTTTATCTGTCATTATCCAACAGATATCAAGCTTTGTTATGTCGATATGGGGAACCTTGACTACTTGGTGGACAGAGAAGCAACAGCTAATCCTTAAAGCCGCAAATACCGTGTGGACAGCCATTTCAACAGTTATTCAAACCATCATGACCATTCTTGGCCCTTACCTTCAAGCCAGTTGGGAGAATATCAAACTGATTATCACGACAGCTTGGGACATCATTAAAGTGGTCGTAGAAACAGCCATCAATGTTCTCTTAGGCATTATCAAGGCAGTCATGCAGATTATCACGGGTGATTGGTCAGGTGCCTGGGAAACCATCAAGCAGGTCGTCTCTACAGTTTGGGAAGCCATCAAGTCACTGATTTCGATTGTTCTAAATGCCATTGCTCAGTTCATTTCCAATTCCTGGAATGGCATCAAAGGCACTATGACAAACTTACTCAATAGTATCAAATCTGTCGTTAGTAATGTCTGGAATGGCATCAAGTCAACGATTAGTTCGATTATATCGAGCATAAGTTCAACGGTATCTTCTATCTGGAATGGGATGAAAGCAACCATCTCAGGTGTCCTAAGTGGTATTTCAAGCGCAGTGTCCTCTGTCTGGAATGGGGTCAAATCAACCATTACAAATGCCATCAATGGGGCAAAAAATGCGGTTTCTTCAGCTATCAATGCCATTAAGAACCTCTTTAACTTCAAGATTAAGTGGCCGCATATTCCTCTTCCGCACTTTAGTGTGTCAGGTTCTGCGAATCCCCTTGATTGGTTAAAAGGTGGCTTACCTAAGATTTCCATTCAATGGTACGCCAAGGGTGGGATTCTCACCAAGCCAACGGCATTTGGTATGACAGGAAATAGCTTGATGGTTGGAGGAGAAGCAGGACGTGAAGCAGTTCTACCTCTTAATAACCAAATTCTTGGCAGTATCGGTCGCAGCATCGCAGCTACCATGCCTAACAAGGGAACAACCATAACGGTCAATATCACAGATGTTGTGATTCGTGAAGAAGCTGATATGAAAAAACTAGCCGACTATGTAGCTGGTCAACTAGCTGATGAAATGACTCGACAAGCTTTACTGAGAGGAGGAACAGTGTGATTAAACATAATGAATTGGTACTGAATGGAAAAGGCACCTCGTCTTTTCCTTTTAAAGTGCTTGTGGAAGATAGACCGAGCGTTCAAGTGCCACGGTCTAAAACGCAACTCTTAGACCATCGTGGGTTGAGTGGGGCGATTGTTCAAACCAATAAACACCGTGATGTGATTGAAAAGCCTTACCGCTTGTACCTGATTGGTGCGAGTGAGAAAGAGGTCAATGAGTTCTCGGCTTATCTCATGCAGGAAGGTTTTTGGCTAGAAAGTGAACGCCTTAAGCTCACCAGGCTTTGGTGTTACCGAACGGATAGCTTTGACATCAAGCAGGATGGCCACGATGTGTATGTGATTGATGTGACCTTTATCTGTCACCCCACTCGCTTTTTTAAGAGTGTGGATAGGCAAGTTTTGAGTGCCAATGGTGTGTTAAAAACACAAGGCTCTGCCCTTGCCTTTCCTACCATTACTATCACCGGTCAATCGGTGTCAGAAACCTCATTCACGGTAGGTGACCAGGTGATCCGCATTGAGAAATTTACAGAGCCTCTTGTTATGGTTAATCACCCTGATCGTCCTAGTTTTAAGACCCTATCAGGGAAAGCTGCCAAGTGGTCTGGGGATTTTATCACGATTGATGCCAGTCATCCAACTCAGTCTGTTGGTGTTGTTTTGGGTAGTGGGATATTATCGCTCACTTTTGAGACGAATTGGGGGTGGGTATGATGCTTTACCTTCTTGACGGTCAAACAAAGACACCGAAATGGAATGGTCAGCCATTATTTGAAACGGTGAGTGCAACGGTAGAAGAGGAGCTGAATAGCACCTTTCAGCTCCATTTAACTTATCCGATTACGGATTCAGGTATTCATGAAACCCTTAGAGCAGATGAGTTGATTTTGTGTCCAACTCCTGATTTGGGAAAGCAGCTCTTTCGTGTTAAGCAGGTAAAGATTCAAGACGATACGATAGAGCTTGAGTGTTATCACATTTCTGATGATGTGATGAAGCGTCAGGTTAAGCCTTTTTCAGCGACTAACACGACTTGTCAATCAGCCTTGATGAGGCTGGTTGAGGCTTGTCCATCTGATTTAGGACTTTTTAGCTTTGACAGTGATGTGACGGAGCGTCATACCTATGTGTCTGACGAAGACTTGACACTTTATCAAGCTCTAATGGATGGTAAACATTCCATCCTTGGAACCTGGGAAGGTGAGCTCGTTCGTGATAACTTTCAGCTGATAGTTAAGCAGCACCGTGGCAACGATAAGGGAGTTATTCTCACAAGCCATCACAATCTGAAAGCTTTTGAGGATAAGGGTGATTCTGAGAAGGTCATTACGCGCATCTATGCGACCTCAACCTTTCAGGCAGAAGGTAGTGATGAGGATACCGTTCTTTCTGTCGTTGTGGAAAGTCCCCTCATTAACCAATACCCTTATGTCCACGAAGCACGGTATGAGAATAACACGCTTCAGACAGAGGAAGAATTGCGCCAATGGGCGATGGCTAAGTTCACACATGAGCACATCGATAGCATCTCTAGACAGATAACCGTTGAAGCTTATCAGCTTGATGGTCAAGAAGTCCATCTGGGAGATACAGTCACTCTTAAAAGTCAAAAGCACAAGGTAGATGTTAAGAAAAAGGCAGTTAGTTATACCTTTGACGCTCTAGAAGAAGTGTATCTTTCGGTGACCTTTGATGATGAGGTTAGCTTTACAAACTCTGGATCATCAGGAAACAATTCGCTAACCAGTGCGGCTAAGACCATTCTTGATGTCAATCAGTCGGTTACAGAACACCGTGCGTCTAAGGAGCGAGCTAATTTTAACAAGGTCTTTGATAGGCACTTTGAGCGTCTTCAAACAGAAGTTGAAGATGGTATCGCTAAGGCCAAAGCAGAAGGCGAGCGTTCTGGGAAGAAAGCTGCGCTTGATTATCTGGCAACTGATGCCTTAGAAGCACGAGTCGCAGCCCTTCAAAAAGCTAAGATTGATGAGTTGACTGTCTCTAGTTCAGCATGGATGACAAGACTTGTTTCCCAACAGATTCTATCAGAGTATGTGAAGAGCCTAGAAATTGAAGCAGATAAGGTCGTTATTCCTGGCTGGCACACCCCGGTCTTTAGTTTGGATAGGGATGGGAATCTTTCCATTGATACGCCCCTCCTAAAGGTGAGGGGGGAAAGCCTAGCGACAAAAGTTGATCTTAAAACTATCTCTTTAACCCCTGGACCAAAGGGGGACGCTGGAGCAGATGGGGTGGGCATTCAATTAAGGGAGCAGTACTACTTAGTCTCTGCACAAAAGACTGGTGTAACAGCAACAAACTCTGGTTGGAGCACAACCATTCCCTTTCTCACCTCAACGCTTAAATATCTGTGGAACTATGAAAAAACCACTTTCACCAATGGCTCAACGACAGTCACAACACCTGTTGTCATCGGTGTATATGGGGACAAGGGTATGGATGGAAAGGCTGGTAAGGACGGAAAGACCCTTTATACTTGGCGGATGTATGCAGATAGTGACAAGGGAGAAGGACTTTCTGCCATTCCAACAGGCAAACGTTACCTTGGTCTAGCAGTCAATAAGGAGAGCGCAACCCCTTCAACCAATCCTGGTGACTATATCTGGTCATCCTTTTTTGAGGGAACGGAACTGGGTGGTCGCAATTACATTGACGATTATGCCATGAAAGCGATGACTTTTTCATCTGTTACCTCTGAGTGGAAGAAGGAGGTAATTGAAGATACGAGTTCTGTTAGTGGGGTGACTATTAAGTTGACCTGTACCAAAGCAGGTACTGGCGGCTTTCATCGGAACTTCCATGATTTAAGGAGTCGAATTGGTGCGACGATGACTTTTTCAATTGATATTAAGTGTTCAAAATCTGTCACACTCAATATGGGTTGTGAACTCGGTGGAATGAAAGCTTACGAAGTAACAACAGATTGGCAAAGGTTTGTTTCTTCATGGAAAGTAAGTAGTTATCAGTACTATTCTTATATCTTTTACTTAATGTCAGGTTCGTGGTCAGTAGGAGATGTGGTTTATCTTAGAAATGTTCAATTGGAAGATGGCAACGTTGCTTCAGCGCCTGTGCCTTCTTTGAATGATCTTATCGCTCAGATTGATGCCAAAGCTGACAACGGGTTTATGAAGCAACAATTAGACCTTCTAACTGAAAAGACAGAATCTCTCCGAGTGGACCTTGAAGCGAGAGCTTTGGCAAAAGAAGTAGCTGATTGGCTCAAGTCTTATAAAGAGTTTGAGAAGAATAATGAAGCTGTCCTTGCGCAATTTAATCAAGACTTTATTGATAATACGGCTCGTATCGCAGCTATTGAAGCAGATCTTAAAGCCAACAGTCTCTTGCTTAACTTTGTCAATACCTATTTGAGAGCTGGTGATAATGGGGTAATTATTGGTAAGAAGGATAACTCTGAATATATCGAATTAACCCCACAAGGGATGATGATTAAGTCAGCTGGTAATGCCGTTATGACGGTTACAGCTGGTGTCATAAAAATTCATCATGGGGTTTTTGTGGAGACCTTACAGGTTGGTTATTACCGACTAGAAGACGCAAGACATAATGCTAAGCATCTAGTTTGTCGTTTTATTGATGCCAAGTAGAAAGGAGATCCTATGGCAGATTATGGTTCAAATAATGATAGGGGCTATACCCTACTTTTACGAGTGGAAGAAACAGGAACTTCAACGGCTAATAATACATCTACTGTCCGAGTCCAACTTTGGCTAAAGAATGGTTATACGACCTTTGGGATGTATGACTGTAGGGCAAGTGTGTCTATCAATGGCCAGACGCTTTCTTGGTCAGGGCGACCAGATATGTATACTGCTCATAGTTCTCTTCACTTGATTGATAAGACCATCACTGTGTCACATGATTCGAATGGGTCAAAAACCATCAGTTTTTCAGCAACGTTCTCTGGGTCTGGTGGCTGGTCGCCTGGCACCTTGAATACAGGGTCACAAACGCTACGTTTAAGTGATATTCCACGGTCATCGAGTGCTACAGTTTCTGGGAATATATTGGGGCAAGCCGTAACCATTACGATTAAGCGCGCTAGTAGTGATTTTACCCATAATATCACATGGCATTTTGGATCTCTCAGTGGCACCATTGGAACAGGCATTGCGACCTCTGTAACTTGGACGCCATCAATATCGCAATTAGCAACTCAAATTCCAAATAGTACCTCAGGTAATGGGCATTTAACGCTAGCCACTATCTATGGTGGTAAGACAATAGGTTCTATGACAATTCCCATTACCCTCAACCTACCGACGTCAGTTGTTCCAACCTTGGGCAGTATTACTGTTTCAGAATCCCATACCACAGCTAAAACCATTTTAACTGGCACAAGTTTTGCCCAGTTGGTGTCTAATCCTAAAGTGACCTTCAATCAAGGAGCAGGTATTTACGGATCGACCATTCCTTCGACGGGTTATCGTGCAGAGGTCTTTAAATTTGAGAATAATCAGTGGGTTCAACTGCCTAATGTGGTTACGAGTAATAACGGTCTTTTGGGAGGTATAAACTGGATTGGTCGCGCTAAGGTCTCTGCCTATGTGACTGATTCGAGAGGGCGACAAAGTGCTCGAAAAGAAGTGGAGATAACCCTATTAGAGTATTTCAAACCTATCTTTTCATTCTCAGCGGTTCGTGCCGGTTCTAGTATGAATCAGGTGACGGTCACACGAAAGCTTAAGATTGCCCCTCTAACCATCAATAGTGTTCAAAAGAATAAGGCAACCTTGACATGGGAAGTGGTTGATTTGGCAAGTGGCCAGAAGGTCACAAACGCTGGTGGTGCGGCCAACTGGACGTCAACCACGGAACACACAAAGACAGATTTCCAAGCTATTTTAGGTGGCACCTACGATACGACAAAGTCCTACAACATTATTGGAAAGCTCGCAGACCTCTTTTATGCCACGACCTTTGAATTTACCGTTGGTCCAGAAAAGGTTGTCTACGGCTTAAGTCCATCTGGTATGGGGATAGGCAAAGCGTGGACAAGAGGGGTGCTTGATGTGGATGGGAGTTTGCCTGCTTATTTTGACGGTGAGATTTATATAAAGAATAAAAAACTTCTTGATATTTTTTACCCAGTGGGTGTCATTTATGAATCTACGTCAAACATCAGTCCAGCAACCATCATGGGTGGCAGTTGGGAGCGATTTGGCAACGGACGGGTCTTGGTTGGAGTGTCTGAGAATGAAAGTGAGTTTAATAGCGTCAATAAGTCAGGCGGTAGTAAGACACATACCTTGACCATTGATGAGATGCCATCACACTCTCACGCTCAATATGTTTCAGCTAATAATGGTAATAAAGCTATTAGACGTGATTATGGATCAGATGGAAATTCTAATACTTATCCGCAAGGGAATAATACAGGAAATACTGGTGGCGGAAAGCCACACAATAACTTACAACCTTACGTTACGGTTTACCGTTGGCGTAGGACAGCCTAAGAAAGGAAAGTGTCATTATGAAAGAATTACTGGCAACAAATAAAGTCTTCTTCTCAGCGATTGGAGGACTTATCGGTTCGATTTTTGGAGAAGTTGATGGATTTCTCTTTGCTTTGATGGTCTTTATTTCCATCGATTACATCACAGGTCTTATGGCAGCAGCAATTAAGAAAAGGCTTGCTAGCAATATCGGATTCAAGGGCATCTTCAAAAAGATTGTCCTTTTGTGTTTAGTAGCAGTAGGGCAAATCATTGATGAGCATGTCCTAAAACAAGGGGGTATGGTTCGTACCGCTATCATCTTTTATTACCTCTCAAATGAAGGGTTGTCCATCATTGAGAATGCGGCACGGATTGGACTACCAGTTCCTGAAAAGTTGAAAGATGTGCTGAAGCAATTGAAACAAGGAGATTAGGATGACTTTTTTATCAAAGATTAAAGACGGCTGTTTAGCGTCTTGGGAGCACGGCATTCTTCCGTCCGTGTCAGCAGCACAAGCTATCTTAGAGAGTGGTTGGGGTAAGTCTTTGTTAGCTCAGTACCCTAACCATAATCTCTTTGGTATTAAAGCGAGTCCTGACTGGAAAGGAAAGCGTGTTGTCATTCCAACTCAAGAATATGTGGATGGTAAGTTTATCACGGTTGCCGCCACCTTTAGAAAGTATGACTCATGGGAGGAATCTATTAAAGACCATGCGTTATTCTTATCAGAGAATGACTGGCGACAGTCCCACTATTAGAATGTGATTGGTGAAGAAGACTACAAAAAAGCCTGTCTGGCTCTTCAAGCAGCAGGCTATGCAACTGATCCTAATTATGGAGCTAAACTCATCAGTCTTATTGAAAGTAATCATCTCAACACTTGGGATGAAGGTATTTTAAGTCATAAAGGAGAAAAAACTATGGGAAAACATCTTATTATTTGTGGGCATGGTCAGGGACAAACTGGATATGATCCTGGAGCGACGAATCCAGGACTAGGTATTACTGAAGCGGGGAAGGTACGCGAGTTTGCATCGTTGATGAAACGCTACTCTGGTAATCAGATTGATTATATTACGGAGCAAAATGTCTATGACTACCGTAGCTTAGGTAGTATCGGAAAAGGGTACGAGACCATTACAGAACTTCATTTTAATGCCTTTAATGGACAAGCAAAAGGAGCCGAAGTTCTCATTTATGCGGGTTATAATCCTGATGAGTTGGACCAGAAACTCCTTAGTATTCTTGCGCGTCGTTTTACGAATCGCGGGTTTAAGAAAGTGGACTGGCTCTATAATGCCAATGTTGCGGCGAACCGTGGGTATAACTATCGTCTCGTAGAAATTGCTTTTATCGATAACAATAGCGATATGGCAACTTATGAAGCTAATAAAGTAGGTATGGCTCGTGAGTTTGTTCAAGCGATTACTGGTCAAGCTCAATCAGTGTCTCCCAGCACCAATACTCCTCAGTCAGGGGCCATTTCCTATCACGTTGGTGATTCTGTGGTTGTTCAAAAGCATGCAACACATTACCAAACAGGACAAGGAATCTCATCCTGGGTGAAAGGTAAGACTTTCAAAATCATTCGTGTGAAAGATGTTAACCAATCTAGCAGCAAAAAAGCGTACCTTCTTGAAGGTATTAATTCCTGGGTATTGGAGCAAGATGTAACTGGGTCAACAAACGGACATAGTGAACAAACCTATACGGTACAAAAGGGTGATACGCTTTATGGTATCTCTAAAAAGTTCAAGACAAACTTACAGGATTTGGTTCAATTGAATGACATCAAAAATCCAAGTCTGATTTCTGTAGGTCAGAAATTAAAACTAAAATAAGCCGCATTTATAGCGGCTTATATGGTATAATTTAATGGTAGAAAAGTGAAGACGGTGGCTCCTAAATCCTGAAAGAAAGAGGTGATGCCTATGGGCAATTCATCAAAATCTGACGGAAAGGAGGAGCACTTTTGACTGAGTTTGAAGTTGTGCAAACCATCTTTGGTTTTGGTAGCTTTACCATTGCTTTGATTGGTTTGTGCTATAAAATATTCAGTGACAAAGGCAAAAAATAATCCGTCCCCACTTTTGCTCAGGTAGGACGGATTATTTTCGTTTAACAGAGCTACCGTCTTTTTAACGGTTCTATGTTGGAGTTGGTTTGCAGACCAGCTCCTTTTTCTATATTCATTATAACATACTGGCAATAATTTTCAACTCAGAACTCATAGTGTAGTTAGGAGAATAGCATACTAGTATCTCAGCGTGGTGATATCACCACGCTTTTTCTTTTTGCTTTTTTTCAATAACTGCGGAAAATTTGTTTCCAAATTTACTTAGTAATATGGAGGGAGTAGTTTTGCTGAAAGCTTGACTTATCTTCCCTTTAGAGTGATATATAGTGTACCAAAAATAGAAAGGAAACTAAATGGCAGTAAGGTTAATTAAAGCAAAACAAGATCATAAAAAACAACGCATATGTGCCTATGTCAGGGTATCAACGACTAACAGCAGTCAGCTGGATTCCCTTGAAAATCAAAAGACTTATTTTGAAACGCTCTATGCCAATAGAGAGGACGTTGACTTTCTCGGTGTCTATTACGATAAGGGAATTTCTGGGGCAAAGGAGAAGCGACCGAATTTTCAAGCCATGCTTGAAGTTTGTAGGCAAGGTCAGATCGATTTGATACACACCAAGTCCATTTCACGGTTTGCGAGGAATACCATGACGGTACTTGAAGTCAGTCGAGAGTTGAAAGTCTTGGGTGTGGGTATCTACTTTGAAGAACAGAATATCAATACCTTATCCAATGAAGGAGAGGTCATGCTTTCGGTTTTGGCAAGTTTAGCTGAAGAAGAACTGGAGAGTATGAGTACCAATCAACGTTGGGCGTTTCAGAAGAAGTTTCAACGTGGGGAGGTGGTCATCAACACCAAGCGTTTTATGGGTTATGATGTGGATGTCGATGGCGAGTTGGTTATCAATGAAGCAGAAGCACAAATTGTGAGACGGATTTTCCATCTTTACCTTGATGGCATGGGTTTGCACCGCATTGCAAAACTCTTAAATGAAGAAGGTGTAACTACAGTATCAAATGCGAAATGGCATGATACGACAGTGGGGCATATGTTACGAAACGAGAAGTATAAAGGTGCAGCATTATTACAGAAGACCTATCTTGATGGGGTTAATGGTAAAAGACGGTTAAATCAAGGCGAAGTAGCCCAGTACTTGATTGAAGATAACCATGAGCCTATTGTTTCAAAAGAAGTGTGGCAGGCTGTTCAACATAAACTTGACAGCAACACTTGGAAGCAAGGACCGAATAAGCACTACCTTTTTACGAGCATGCTTAGGTGTCAGTATTGTGGGTCAACTCTCAAAAGACAGGTGTCCTATAAGAAACAGATTGTCTGGTGTTGCTCAAAGTACATCAAAGAAGGCAAGGCTTCCTGCCAAGGCATGCGTGTGCCAGAGAAAGCCATTGAAGAGTGGAAACTTAAGACCCCTGTAACAGTGATAGAAAGGACCGAATATGGGCAAAAACATTACAGTTATTCCAGCCAAGAAAATGCAGCTGATGGTCACCCATCAGCAAGTCACCAAAATCAGAGTGGCCGCCTATTGTCGGGTGTCCACCGACCAAGACGAACAGCTATCAAGCTATGAGAACCAAGTCAATTACTACCGTGACTTTATCTCAAAGCACGAAGACTATGAGCTAGTGGACATCTATGCAGACGAGGGGATTTCCGCAACCAACACCAAAAAACGTGATGCCTTTAACCGACTGATACAAGATTGTAGAGATGGTAAGGTGGATAGGATTTTGGTTAAGTCCATCAGTCGATTTGCGAGGAATACCTTGGATTGTATCAAGTATGTTCGTGAGCTGAAAGACCTAGGCATTGGTGTTACTTTTGAGAAGGAGAACATTGATAGTCTTGATTCAAAAGGAGAAGTTCTCTTGACCATACTTTCATCCCTTGCTCAAGACGAATCACGGTCAATTTCTGAGAATGCCACTTGGGGTATCCGAAAGCGATTCGAACGTGGTGAGGTCAGAGTCAACACCACCAAGTTTATGGGCTACGATAAGGATAAGGATGGCAACCTTATCATCAATCGAGAACAAGCTGAAGTGGTTAGATACATCTATGAGCGATTCTTAAAAGGATACACCCCAGAAAGCATCGCTAGAGACCTCAACGACCGAGACGTTCCTGGTTGGTCAGGAAAGGCTAACTGGTACCCAAGTTCCATATTGAAAATGCTTCAGAATGAGAAGTACAAGGGCGATGCCCTTCTTCAGAAAACCTACACCGTGGATTTCCTCACCAAGAAACGAACGGAGAATGATGGTCAGGTTAACCAGTTTTATGTTGCCAACAACCATGAAGGTATCATTGATCACGAGATGTGGGAGACGGTTCAGCTCGAGATAGCAAGACGAAAGGCTTTTAGAGAAGAACATGGTATTCCTTTTTACCACCTGCAAAATGAGGACAATCCTTTTATGACAAAGGTCTTCTGTGCCGAGTGCGGTGATGCCTTTGGACGAAAGAACTGGACGACTAGCCGAGGAAAAAGGAAGGTGTGGCAATGTAACAACCGCTATCGGGTGACAGGTGTCATGGGCTGTAGCAACAACCATATTGATGAGGAGATGCTAGAGAAGGCTTTTATGGAAGCCGTCAGCATCCTAAAAGACTATAAAGCTGATGTCCTTGATAAACTAGAAAAACTGAGCAAGGGTGACAATCTACTGAATAAGCATTATGCCAAGTTCATGAAACAGCTTCTTGACCTAGACCATTATGATTGCACCATCATGTGCCAAGTGCTCGACAACATCACAATATCAGAAAGTGGGCAGATTACTGTAACATTTCTCGAAGGAACAGAAGTTGACTTATAAGAGACTGCGACCGAAAGGTTGCGTTTTTTTGTGTTGTTTCGTGGTATAATAGGGTTTATGCGGTGAAGACCCCTGAGATTGTTTCTGCTATTTTGGACGGGGATTTCTTTAAATTTACCTGCCATAACTGTAACCATATGGTGCTAATTAATTACCCAACAGTCGTAGTAGATGAGGAACAAAAAACAATTATTCAGTATGACCTCTTTGACATCTACAAAGTTTAATGTTAGAATACATTCAAAAATATATTTGAATGAGGTTTTTTATGATTCAAAATGTTGTTACTTCAATAATCCTGTATTCTGGGACCGCCGTAGACTTACTTATTATCCTAATGTTATTTTTTGCTAAAAGAAAAAGCAAAAAAGACATCATTAACATCTATTTAGGACAATTTCTAGGCTCTGTTAGTCTAATATTGCTAAGTTTGTTTTTTGCATTTGTCTTAAATTATATTCCTAGTAAAGAGATTTTAGGCTTGCTCGGTTTGATTCCAATTTTCCTAGGCCTCAAAGTTTTGCTTTTAGGAGATTCTGATGGAGAAGCTATTGTCAAAGAAGGTTTGAGCAAAGATAATAAAAACCTGATTTTTCTAGTCGCTATGATTACTTTTGCAAGTTGTGGTGCTGACAATATTGGTGTCTTTGTCCCATATTTTACTACCTTAAATTTAACAAATTTGATAGTGGCTTTACTTACCTTTCTAGTCATGATTTATCTCTTGGTTTTTTCTGCCCAAAAATTGGCACAAGTCCCTTCTGTTGGAGAAACTTTGGAAAAATATAGCAGATGGTTTATTGCCGTTGTCTATTTAGGCTTGGGGATGTATATCCTGATTGAAAACAACAGCTTTGACATGCTATGGAATGTGTTAGGCTAG